GCTCTGTTCAGGATCGTTCGCCGGCCGTTCGGGGGCAGTCGAGTGCCATTGGCGCTCCAGATGCTTGAGGCTGATTACCTGGACGAGGAGTATCAAGGCCCAACCCTCGCCCAGGGGAACGAATGGAGGCTTGGCGTAGAGATTGATGAATGGGGTCGCCCTGTGCGGTACGCCTTCCTCACGCGCCATCCAGGTGACTACTGGTTCCAGAATGCCCCGCAGCGAAATGAAAAGCATGTCTTCCTGCCTGCGGAAGATGTGATCCATTTGTTTATCCCCGAGAGGCCGCAGCAACATCGTGGCGTACCGTGGTTCCATCCTGTGATGACGGATGCTCATCAGCTTCAAGGGTATGAAGAAGCAGCGGTAATTAGAGCGCGCGCTGGTGCCAGCGTGATGGGCTTTATTACTAATCAGGAAGGCGAGCTAACTGCTGATGATATTGAAAATGAGCGCAGGATTAGCGAATTTGAGCCTGGCATGTTCAAGTATCTGATGCCGGGTGAGAATGTAACTGTTCCCGATATTGATTCGCCTGATCAGCAGTATGAAATGTTTGTTCGCAGCAAGGTGCGCAGGTTCGCTAGTGGCTTTGGTTGTTCGTATGAGACGTTGAGCCGCGACTTCAGCGATACGAATTATTCGAGCAGCAGGTTGTCACTGCTTGAGGATCGGGAGCACTGGAAGGTGGTGCAGTCGTATTTGATTGAGCACTTCCACATGCGGGTGTTCCGTGAGTGGTTGGCTCTGGCGGTGTTGTCGGGTGAGCTGCCGTTTGATGATTTTGAAACCCGTCCCGAGCGTTACGACACCCCGCGCTGGATGGCACGCGGCTGGGATTGGGTGGATCCGCTGAAGGAAGTGAAGGCTTACCGCGAGATGGAGCAGGCGGGCTACATGACCAAGGCGCAAATTGTGGCGAAGCTTGGCGGTGACTTTGATGAGAACCTGGCTGAGCTGGCCAGGGAGCAGCAAGCGGCTGAGCGATTGGGCGTTGAACTTGATCGGGACATCATTGAGCAGCCGATGCTTGCTGCCGATGAGCCGATGCCGGTGGAAGAGCCACCTGCATCGACCCGTAGCCGGAGGAAGAAGTAATGGGCGCTAAGCCGACTGATGGAATGAAGGAAGAAGCGCGGCGTTATCGCGCTTGGAAAGAGGAGGGTCGCAAGGGTGGCACTGATGTCGCCGCTCGGCGCGCTGGTCAGATTTTGAGTGGTGACGAGCTGAGCGATGAAACCATTCGCACGATGAGTGCATGGTTTGCTCGCCATGAAGTGGACAAGCAGGCCGAGGGATTTAGCCCTGGTGAGGAAGGGTATCCGTCTCCCGGAAGGGTTGCATGGGCAGCCTGGGGAGGCGACCCAGGTAAAACATGGAGTGATGCACTTGTGGCTCGTATGGATTCTGACCGTGAGTTGACTATGGATGAGGCGCTTGAGATGGAACGCCCTTATCCGAATGAGCATGCAGCAAGGCTGCGTGATCCAGGGCAGTATGACCGCTTCCGCCGCCGCAATGACGCAGCGGGAAAGGGTGTTGATTTTATCTTCGGCATAAAGGAAGGCGAATCTGGCGCTGAGCTACAGGCAATTCGCTTCAAGCTGAGCGAGTTCACTGCGGGTGAGGCTCGAGCTTGGTTGAGCGAGCGTGAGTATGACCCGCTTGAATTTGAAGAAGCAACAGGTGAGCGCTCTAAAGTAGAGCAAATTGAGGCTGAACCTGTGACAGCAGAACGTGCTGCTCCTGATGCATTGAAGGAGGGCGATTTTGTTTCTTGGGATAGTTCAGGCGGTCGCGCTCGTGGTCGTATTGAGCATGTGATGCGCGAAGGCACGCTTGGTGTTCCTGGCACTGAATTCAGCATTGATGCCAGTGAAGAGGATCCGGCTGCTCTGATTCGCATTTATCGCGAAGGTGATGCGACTGAGACGATGGTTGGCCATCGCTTTAGCACGTTGACCAAGATTGAGCCGATTGGCGATCGTGCGCTTGAGGGCAAATATCAACGCACCGAGAGCGTTCAGTTCCGTGCTGTTGATGATCGGAGCTTTGAGTTTCCGTTCAGCTCTGAGTATCCGGTGATGCGGTACTTCGGTAATGAGGTGCTGAGTCACGAAATGGAAGCGGCCGATCTTGGTCGACTGAATGATGGCGCGCCTTTGCTGTTCAACCACGATCCTGATCGTGTTGTTGGTGTTGTAGAGCGTGCTTGGGTTGACGGAGAGAAGAAGCGCGGCTACGCCAAGGTGCGTTTTTCGCGTAATAGCTTCGCTCAGGAAATCCTTGCTGATGTCCGCGATAATATTTTGCGCGGCATCAGCTTCGGTTATTCCATCGACAAGATGGAAGAACGAGGCGGTGACTTCGTGGCTACCAGATGGTCGCCATATGAAGTCAGCGTGGTCTCTATACCTGCTGATCCTACGATTGGAATTGGCAGGTCTCTAAATGATGAGACCAATGTTCAAGCGGCCACTGCCGCATCACCAACACCTGAACCTGAAATGGAAAACACTCCAGATCTGGAGGTGATCCGGTCCAAGGCCGCAGAGGCCGAGCGTACCCGTATCGCCGCTATCAGCGCACTGGGCGACAAGCACCAGATGCAAGACCTGGCTCGCGAACTGATCGAAGGTGGTCGCACCCTCGATGAGGCTCGTGCTGCCGTCCTTGAAAAACTCGGCTCTCAACCCATGGAAGAACCCATCCGCTCTGCCGACATCACTTCTAATGATGTCGGTCTCTCTGATAAGGAGACTCGCTCTTTCAGCTTCGCTCGTGCGCTGAACTATCTGGCTAACCCCAGTGATGCTTCTGCACGTCGCGCAGCTGAGTTTGAAATCGAAGTCGGCAAAGCTGCCGCTCAGAAGTATGAGCGTGCCAGCAACGGCATCGTGATCCCCAACGAAGTGCTGCGTCGTGATCTGGTGGTGGGCACTCCTACCGCTGGTGGCAACCTGGTTGCTGATGAGCTGCTGGCTGGTTCGTTCATCGACCTGCTGCGTAACCGTCTGGCACTGGCTCAAGCTGGCGTGACCATGCTGACCGGCCTGCAAGGCAACATCAGCATTCCTCGTCAGACCTCTGCTGCTACTGCCTACTGGGTGGGTGAGAACGGCAGCCCGACCGAAAGCCAACAGGCAATCGATCAGGTCAACATGACTCCCAAGACTGTGGGTGCTTATGTCGACTACAGCCGTCGCCTGCTGCTTCAGTCTTCCATCGACGTGGAAGGCATGATCCGCAACGATCTGGCCCGCGTGATTGCTCTTGAGCTTGATCGCGCTGCTATCTACGGCACCGGTTCCAGCAACCAGCCTCTGGGTCTGACCAACACTACCGGTATTGGCAGCCAGACCATCAGCACCTACGGCACCTTCGAGGAGTACATCGGCATGGAGACCGATGTCGCTTCTGCTAACGCTGATGCCGGCAGCCTGCGTTACATCATCAACGCTGCTGCTCGCGGTGCTCTGAAGTCGACCGCTAAGTCCAGCTCTGCTGTGGCTGCTGGCTTCGTGTTTGAGGATGGCGAGATCAACGGTTACCCGGTGATCGTTTCCAACCAGCTTGCGAACAACGATGCCCTGTTCGGCGACTTCTCCATGATGATCATGGGTATGTGGTCTGGTCTGGATCTGACCGTTGATCCTTACGCTGGTGCTACTGCTGGCACCGTCCGCGTGATTGCTCTGCAGGACGTGGATGTGGCTGTTAAGCAGCCTGGCGCCTTCTGCCTCGGCACCTGATCATGAGGGTCGAGATCCTGCGTCAAGTCATGGTCTCAGGGGAGTCGGTTTCGGCCGGCTCCTTTCTTGAGGTGAGTGAAGCTGACGCGAATCTATTGGTTGGTAGTGGCAAGGCTGTTTTCGCGCCTGCCGCCGAGAAGCCCGCACCTGTTGAGGTGACGGAAGAAGTCAAGCCTGAGCCGGTTAAGCCCGCGCGTAAGGCACGTACCTACGCTCCTAAGGAGAACTGATCATGGCCATTCTTTCTACCGGTCTGGAGAAGCTCAGCCATTTTGCGCTTGCTCCTACCGCTTCGCGCACTTCTGCGCTTGCAGGCACTGCCGTCGACATGAACGATTACGAGGGTGACCTTGTAATTATTCTTGATGTCGAGAACGGCGGCACCTCGACCTTGGATGTAAAAATTCAGTCGAGCGATACCGAAGGTGGCAGCTACACCGACGTGACCAGCGTGTTCAACCTTGATGGCACTGAGCAGGCTTCTGCTGCTGTGGCATTTGCTCAGGTGAGCACCACTGCTGATAAGCAGTATTTGGTGTTTCCCAAGGGTTCTGCCAAGCGCTGGATCAAGGCTGTGTCGACTGTTGACACCTCAACTCACACCTATTCCATCAACGGTGTCGGCGTGAAGAAGTACGCTTGATAGCGGACGAAGACGGATCGGGCTCTGGATCGCTTAGGTGATCTAGAGCCTTTTTTGTTATCATCCAAGAAAGACGGAGCACGATCGTGCCATTCGGATACGACAGCGGCTTTGATGTCGCGACACTCGAAACACTTACAGCGGCTGGGGTCACGTCTGCGCAAAAGACGGCTGGTGCTGATTTGACATTTCAGGTAACAGCAAGCGGTGTGGGCACCAATGTTGTGATCAGGCTCGAAGGCAGTCTTGATGGCACAAATTACTTTAATCTTAGCTCTTCTAATTCTGATACCACGATCACAGGAAACGGCACTTATGGCTTTTCCCTGAGTGGCTGTCCTGTGCTTTATGTGCGGTTAAGATTTGTCAGTTTTTCAGGCGGAACACCTAGCGTGGCTACTGTCTTGGGAACGATGTGAGATGACAAAAGCATTACGCACAAGCGTTCGATCTGGCGGCTTGCGTCAGGGCGGATTGCAAGCTGGTCTCGGAAGCGACAATATTTTTGCCACAGCTTCTCTTGATTTAAATTTTGCTGTTAATAAAAATTTAGGCACTTTAGTTGACGCCACTACTGGGTCGAACCTTATTGACTTCACCCGCGCCAGTAGTGGGACGTATGTGGGCAGCGATGGGCTGATCAAGACGGCGACGACGAATCTGGTGCTGCAGTCGGA